GACCATTGGGTGCAACATTTAAAAGGAGAAGCTTACTATGGATCAGTTCCCATTCGAGATGATAATACATGCAGTTGGGGGGTCATCGATGTTGATCGTTATAATATACAGCATCAAGAAATTATATCGATTATACGGAAAAGGAAATACCCACTCGTACCGTTCAGATCAAAGTCCAACGGACTCCATTTAATTTTATTCATTGAAGGTGTAGTTGCTGCATCTGCAATGCGTAAAAAATTAATTGAACTTGCATCTGACTTAGGTATCAACGACACAACAACAGATATATTCCCAGCACAAGATGAAGTCGACTTGACTCCTGAAAACTGGGATGAAAAAAGAAAAGGAAATTTTGTTAATCTTCCTTATCAAAAAGCACATATGACAACAAGAGTTGCAATGGATGATAGTTGCAACTCTGTAAGTATAAAAGATTTATATAAGTTTGTATCTAATTATAGATTAAAGCCAGCAGAATTTAAGAAATTAAAAATTTTCCAAGACGATGAAACAAAAGATTACCCACCTTGTGTTGTTAATTTTATGAAAAACAAAGTACAAAAAGGTGAAGGTAGAAATGATGCAATGTTTAACGTTGCAGTATTAGCAAAAAAAATAAATCCAGATCCTGTTATGTATGAGGATTGGACAAGAAACATGATGAGTAAAGTTTGCTCTGAAACACTTCATCCAAAAGAATTGCAAAATATATTTAAAGGTGTAGAAAATAAGGAATATGCGTACAAATGTAAAACGTCAATCGCTAGAATGCACTGTGTATCATCTGAATGCGTTAAGCGTAAACTTGGGATTGGAGCTAATGAAGCTTTACCTGAAGTAGGTAAACTCATAAAAGTAAATTCATATCCTGAACCATATTGGATTTTACCAATACAAGGTAAATCTATAAGACTTTCAACAAAACAATTATACCAACAGCAGTTACTTGGTGAACAACTTTTAAATTACGATATAGTGTGGAGACCACTCAAGCCAAGTAAAAGAGACCCAGATCCATACAGAGATTGGTTAGATGAATTAATGACAAACAAACAAGACATGGAAGGCTTTGATGCTACTGAAGAAGGTAGTGATGTATTTAATTCTAGAATGTCTAGATTTTTAGAAGATGTAGAAGATACAACAGAATTTGATCAAATAGATTCTGGTAATATTTGGAAAGATGATTCAGAAATGAGATTTAAATTAGAAACTTTTAGATCATTTATGAAGAAGATGGGTTATAATTGGAACGAAAAAGAATGCACAAGATTTTTAGAACAAGGTGGAGCAAAACCAAAAGCAAAATTCAAAGGTATACAAAGCAGACACTGGATTGTAGCTTTACCACAACAAATGGAGCATAAAAATAAAGATGTCAAATTCACTAAACCGAAGGCTGCGTGGGAAGACAATTAAAATTTTTGGTCCTCCAGGTACAGGTAAAACAGAAAATTTATTAAAACGTGTGCAACGTTACTTACGGCAAGGATATTCTCCTGATGAAATTTGTTACGTGTCTTTTACAAATAAAGCTGTAAATGAATGTGTTGCTAGAGTTAGAAAAAGATTTAAAGAATATGATGAAGATGATTTCAAATACTTTCGAACGTTACATTCTTTGGCAAGACAACAGTTTGCTGAGATTCCCGTTTTAGATCCAAAAGCAGATATGCTTATGTTTCATACACAATATGGAACTGTAAAAGTTAACTACAAAGATGGTCACGATGATGCAAAAGTTTATAACAATTGGTCACTACAAATTTATGACAGAGCTAGAAACATGAAAGTTGATCCTGTGTGGTTATATAAACAACAATCTAGAAAATCTGTAAGACTTCAGCAGTTTAAATCTATAATTGCAGGTTATGAACAATTCAAAACAATGGAGTTGGAAAATGGCCAACGAACACCGGACAGATTAGATTTTACTGATATGGTGCAAAGATACATTACAGATGGTTTGGTAATACCATTCAAGGTTTTAATGGTTGATGAAGCTCAAGATCTAACACCCCTGCAGTGGGATATGATTGTAAAGATATCTGAATCTGTAGACAGAGTTTACATAGCTGGAGATGATGACCAAGCTATATATGAATGGAACGGTGCTGATGTAAATTTATTTCAAACATTTCCAGGCAAGTCTCTTGTTTTAAAAAAAAGTGTTAGATTAAATAAAAACATACATTACTTCTCAAGTTGTCTTCTTAGTTCTATGGGTAATAACAGAATAGAAAAAGAATTTTATTCTAACGGTAAAGATGGATCTATACAAAGATGGAACGGATTAAAGAAAGTACCTTGGGATTTAGATGGTAGTTGGATGGTGTTAGCTAGAATCAACGATGTTAAGAAGGAGCTGCAGCAGGAGGCAAAGAATCTTGGCCTGTACTATCAAGATCAAAAAAACAATAAATCATTTGATCCAAATCAATTTATGGCAATTGAGTTATGGGGGAAGATTTGCGAAGGTGGTGCTATATCAAGAGAAGAAGCCTGCATAATGTACGAGTATTTATTAAATATAGACCACGGATACCGGTCACAGGATAGTAAAAAATGGTCTTTTGCACATCCAAATCAAGTGTTTACTTTTGATGAATTACACTTAAGGTGTGGTATGCGAGACGAAAAAGGTCCATGGAATCAAGTGTTTAAAAGAAAATTTAAAGACAAGGATAAACAATACTTTAACAAATTAATGAAAGAAGGTGTGGATCTTACGCAACCACCAAATATTATTATTGATACTATCCATCAAGTAAAAGGTGGTGAGGCAGACAATGTGGTGTTGGCCAGCAAATGTAATTTCCCATCACATTTTGACAAAAAGAATCTAGCAGAAAAAGTAAAAGAACTTAGAGTTTGGTATACAGGTGTTACTAGATGTAAGCAAAGTTTACACTTGCTAGGTACAAATCATCAATATAACTTTCCATTAGGAAAATATTTTAAATTATACGAGGCAAATTATGTTTAGAAAAATAATACTTGATGCACTTGAAGATAGATACATTGCACAAATATCTGAAGCAGAAGCAACAATAAAAATATATTTAGAAAAACCAGTTGGCATAGGAGAACATCCACAACACATAGATGAAGTAGATAAATTAATTGAAAAAATATCTACTGCAGAAGAAAAACTTGGAATCTTGAAAGGATTCAAACTATGACACATAAAGATTTATTTAAAGGAACTACTTACGATTCTTTAGAAAAGCAGGTAGGCGGGAATCACTACTCTAAAATGAAGATTCAGCCCGCACACTTTATTAACGAAAACAATTTAGAATTTGCTGAAGGCAATGCAATAAAATACATTTGCAGGCATAAATCAAAAGGTAAAGCTAAAGATATAGAAAAAGCTATACATTATCTTGAAATGATTTTAGAGAGAGATTATTCGTAATGGAATGGTTGTTTTCTATTGCCTTGATAATGATAATATTTGGTGTAGTTTGTTTGTTATTACATTTTTGGAACAATGAAGATTTATGATACGTATAATTATTATAGTTGGTATTGTTATGACCCTGACTTCGTGCATAAAAGACTACGATCTAAATCCCGCAACTACTATTATAAGATATATCGTAAATGACTCATCAACTTAATTTTATTTATAATGATAGCGATTGGGTATGTCCTAGTGAATATCCAGACCTAAGACATGCTAAAGAAATCGCAATAGATTTAGAAACAAAAGATCCAAATATCAAAACTAAAGGTGCAGGTTGGGCAACATTTGATGGAGCTATTGTTGGTTTTGCTGTAGCAGCTCTAGATCAACAATGGTATTTTCCTATTCAACATGATGCAGGAGGCAATATGGATTTAGGTATCACAACTGCCTGGATGCAAGATATTTTAAAAACCCCAGCTACAAAAATATTTCATAATGCAAGTTATGATGTCGGTTGGTTGCTTGTAAATGGTTTTGAGATAAGAGGTAAGATTGTAGATACAATGATTGCTGCAGCGTTAATAAATGAAAATAGATATAGTTTTAGTTTAAACGCATGTGCAAAAGATTACCTAGGAGAAATTAAGAATGAAACATTTTTAAATGAAAAGGCCAAAGAATGGGGAATTGACCCTAAAGCTGACCTCTGGAGACTGCCTGCAGGTTACGTAGGATTTTATGCTGAA